ATCTTGTTTTGTTATCACTATCTGCAACTTCAGCTACAAAAGTAGTACCTGATCTTCTAGCGGCAGCTCCATGAGGATAAATAATAAAATTATCTAATCGCTTACAACTTGATGAATATTTAGTTAAATCGTTACGACCATCTAAACGTGGCGAAAGTTCTCCACCTGTAAAGTTGGTTAGCTCTGCTGCAACTCGTGCCATGTCTTAATACCTTGAGTTAATAAAGGTACTAGCTTCTATTTCATCTGTCATACCAAGGTCAGGAGAATTGTTTTGACCTTCAGTTGCGTCTACAAACCTAGCATCCTTTAATTTATCTTGAAACAGCTCATACATATTTTTAGCCACAGGATTAGATGAAGTAACTCCATAAGCAATATCTGCTCCTAATGCTGCAGATAAAGTTTCTCTTAATAGTTCATCATATTCATTAGGGTCTGTAATTCTTGCTACGTATAAAATTTTCATAGAAGAAGCGTTACTTAATATTTTTCTTCCTTCTACTTTATGATCTAAATCATAATCTAATATTCTTAATAATCTTAAACAATCTGCGGGTAAAGTATATTGCTTAGTAAAACCCCAAGCAGGTGTATCTGTGTCTGCTGCAATTTCTACTCTTTTTTGTAAGCAGTTCCAAGGATGTGTTCTAAATAGTGAGTCTCTAACTTGAGTGTATCTAGCATTACATAGTCTAGCATTTTTTGAATCTTCTGTTAATGAAAGAATAGTTGTTGCACCTAATTGGTTTAATGCTCCATTACAAATGTCTACTACTGATGCCATAATATTTTATAATCTAAATTCTTTTTAAAAGAAAGGGGATTTCTCCCCTTTCTTAATTACTTATTAGTCTATTACATATTCAATAATGAAACTTAAGTCTCCAGCAGTATCACCAGCTGCATCGAATAATAATCCGACATAGTAGTAACCACCTGGGTCAGAAGATTGTCCTGCATCTTCCCAAACTTTTTGTCCCATTGTGTTTATGTTTCTAGCTTCAAATGCCACTTCAGTTCCGACAGTTACTGCACCTCTAAGGTTAGTAATCGCAGAAGCATAAGCGTCATCATCAACCGCAGCAATAGCTGTTGTCCATAAACCAACGTCTGTAGTATTTGTTGTCCCAGAATCAAGTGCATCGTTAAATAACTTGATTGAGGAAATACTAGCATTAGTAGGTATTGGAGCTAACATAACTGTGTCAGTCGCTGATAAGTCTCCTGAAGCTAAAGCGATAGTTCCCTGTGCAATTCTTTTTAAGCCATGCAACTGTTGGGAATCATTCTTTACCTGTGGAGTCGCTACGAAATTCGTAACTATATCTGTATTTACGTTTGCCATAATCTATTTCCTCCTATTATGATTCTGTACATTGTACTTCAACAACTTTCGCTTCTTCCATTCTAGTAGCACCAATGCTCATGCAGTAGTACACTTGAGTAGCGTAAGACTTGTCGCTTCTTTCGTCTATTCTAGCATTGATGTCTTTACCAATACCTAAAGCGATTCCGTCTTGTGCGAAAGCTATACATGATCTAGTTGTGCTAGATAAAGATAGTCTGTTTGATACAATGAAGTTAAAACCAAGGAATGAGTTTACTTCACCATTAGCCAATGCTTTGACTGTGTTGAAGTCTGAACTTGTTACCTCAGTTGTTCCTAAAAGATCAGTGATCTGCTTAGGAGATACTATGATGTGTCTAGGAATTGAAGGATCAACATCGCCTAGATCAAGAGTCTGCTTAGCAGTTCTTAATTTAGCAATAGTTAAACCAGCAGAACCATGTACGATTTGATTCGCATTTGATGTGCTAGTTCCTCCAGTTTCACCAGTGTACGCAGTACCTAATGCAGCTGATATTATTACATCATCCATAGCTCTTCCCATTGCCATAGCAGCGGCTTGAGCATAAGATGAAGTCGGGTCAATTAAGAGTCTTACTTTGTCTTGTTGATCTATTAAATCAGCAAATTCATAATCCGCAAGAGATACTCTTCTTCTTGAGTGAGGCGTATCTATTTGAGGAGTGTCTGAATGTCTGCTAGTTTTTTCAACAGCAGTTACTGAGCCAACTTGATCGAAAAAAGCATTTTTTCCAACCACAGATTCAACTCTAACTTTGTCTCTTAATAACGATCCCATTTGTTGAGATAGCATTTGTACGTTAGCAGAATACTGCTGTACAAAAGCTGTAGTTATTTGTGATGACATAATTGTCTCTCCATTTTATTGTTATTGTTAAGTTAAACAGAAAGGTTCTCCACCAATAGGCAGGCATCTCTTGCATTTTAGTTCTGTTAGAACACAGTCTTTCCTGTTGTCATTAGGGTTCTTACGAATTGTCCTAATAATAACCCCTTACATTAATTTAATAAAAAACACAAGGGGTTAAAACTATTTGCTATTTAACATTTCTCTTAAAGTATAAACTTGCTGTACCATTTTATCATGTTCAGGGTGTTGTCTATTCCAATAAGGACCTTCACGATTATTAATAATTGTAGCTATTTCTGACTCAATATCTGAAGTTCTGTTTACATTTTCGCTTTCTGTAGTAACAATTTTATCTTCAGACATCATACCTGCTATCTTAGCAAAGCCTTTAATAAGTTCAGGATGATCTCCAAGTCTCATACCGTCTTTAAGTTGCATATCTAATATTTCTGGATTTATATTAGCTTTAGCTAATGCTCCAGCTTTCTTAACATTAGATTCAAACTCTCTACCCCACTCTTGTCTTAACTGTTGTTCAGACTGAGCTTGTGCAGTTTCAGTATCAATTTTAGCTTGTTGTGCTTGTCCTTCCATACTATTTTTATAGAACTCTAAAACACCTTGAGCTTGTTTATTATTTAAACCTAGCTTATGTGCGTTCTCTGCAAATTGTTTAACTGCAGTATCTTCAATAGGCACAACATCTGATTTAATATTAAGTGCATACTTATCAGGAGACTCAGGTCTACCTAATTTTTCATACACTTCATTCCATTGATCGTCTGTTGAGTTTTTGTTAGGAACAGCAACCTTATCCTGTCCAATCATTTTAGTTGCATTAATATATGACTTTGCAAGTGCATCTATCTCTGTAAACTTTTCTATGTTTGGATCGTTTCTAAATTCTTCGGATATAGCTTCTTTCCAAGATTTAGTCGGTTGTGGTTGTTGTTCTGTAGAAGGCGTGATTGTTGCTTCTACTGGTTTTTCTGTCTTAGTTTCTGTAGGCGTTGTTGTCGTTTCTACAGGCGAAGCAGGTTGCTCCGTTATCTGCGTTTGTTCTGACATTTTTATTTTCCTTTTTCATTTTCATTTTGTAGCATTGCTTTTATAAATAGAAGGATGCTACGTTGTCCCTCCATATATGCACTCTCATGACTATCTCCTTTAACATTCGTAGTCGTATGATGGTGGCATCTCTTTTCTAAATCAGACATAACTTGTTTGCCTTCGTCTGTTCCGAATATGTATTGGTAGTTCTTTTTTAAATCTTGAACATATTGTTCAAAATGTTTTTCTTTATCTTTTGCTTGACCCATTATTCTTCTTCAGCATTTGCAACGGCTCGTGCTTCTTCAGGTAAGGCTTTAGCTAGTGGAGCTATATCTCCTCCTGCTTTTGCTGCCTGTTGTAATTGTTGCATCTGCATTTGCTCCTGTTGTTGTTGTTGTGCTTGTTGTCGTTCTGCATTAACTTGACTTTGTGATTTTAATATTTTCTGTGGCACACCAACTATATCAGCTAAGTGTTTAACAAGATTATCAAAATTAACATAATCAAATACAGGAGCTACATTAGCCATGCTTCCAAGAATTTCAATAGCTCTCATAATAGATTGAAGTTCTGTGGATTTCTGTGCTTTAGCTAATGGTGAAACGTATTCAATTTCTATATCTTGACCTGATAAAAATTCAGGTGCTTGAGGTAATTGATTGTTTCTTAATAGAATATTAAATACTCTATCAATTAAAGGTTTTAATAATTCAGATTGTAATCTTCCTAATACTGGTCCAAGCAATCTCATCTTCTCTTCGTTTCTTTGGATAACTTCTGTTGCAGTCATTTGTGGTCCTTGTTGCATCATAAGTTGATTAACATAGAACACAGCTCTAATCGCATCTCGTCTTTGCTCTTCCATGTTTAATCCTAAAGGATTATTTGCACCAATGTTTAAAGGTTCAATTCTATCTCTTGTACCTGATCTATAAAAATTTAAACCACCTGGTACAGTTCTAACAGGTAATAAGAAACCATCATCAGGAACTAATAAAGGTGGGTCTACTTGTTTCTGTGCGGCTTTAATAGTTGTCTTAGACATTTCATTTAGCATTTTAACATCTGGCAATGCTGTCATTGCAGGTGATCTTCCATAAATTTCATGTGAAGCCTTTAAGTATCTAGGTACTACAAAAGGAAACTCT